AGGATTTATCCTTTCTTTCCCAAATATGCGTTCCCATGCTTCCGGATCAATTTGTACTGATATTTTTCCTCTTGCTAAATTTACGAAATGATGTGCCGCGTCTTTTGCCATTGCTCCGATTTCTCCGTCTGCTGATTTTTTGCGTTGTGTATATTGTTCTTTTGCCTGCCTTAATAATTCTTTACCGGCAGGTTCGCATCTCTCAAAATGTGTTTTGGTTACTTTTGCGGCGTACATGACTTATTGCCTTTCTGTTTATTACAAAGTAAATGAGCTATTGCAAGGTTGCAATAATCGTTGTTCCCGCCTTTTGATATTGGTTGCTTGTGGTCTATGCTGTTATCGCCGAACTTAATCGGATTTCCGCACAAATAACAAGTCAGCGTCCCGTATTGCTTGATGTTGTCCTCGTAGATGCGCTGGATGGTGGCCTTGTCAATAAAACCTACGGCGCGGCGTTTTAGTTTGGTGGCTTTGCGGTAGAGTTTTACTTTGTCTTTGTTGGCGGCTTGCCATCGCGTAGAATTTTCATAAGCCTGTTGCTTATGTTCCTGATAATATTTTTTAAGATAACCAGGATTTTTCTTTCTCCACTCTGCGCGGATTTGCATAGCCTTGGCGTGATTTGCATCGTACCACTTTTTTGCTTTCGCTATTGCTTGAGCAGGATGAGCTTTTTGATAAAGAGATTGCTTCGCGTTAAGTTCTTCTCGATGCTGTTGGTGGTAATTACGTAAATAATCAGGATGTTCAGAGCGGTACTTAGCAGAATAAGCTAAAACCTTTTCTTTGTTTTTTAAGTAGTACCGCCTATCTCTTTCTTTTTTTGTTAGCATATTTTTTATAGGGGAGAGGAATTTAATCCTCTCCCCTATTTTTTGTTTACGGTTGTTTACCGGAAAGGCGTCCCATGGACTTAAATTTCTTGCCCACAAGGTTCATATAATATTTGAGCGTACCTTCCCATATCGTCCTATTACTCGACGAGCGCCCCAATATCCCGCCGTGTGCATCAGCCTCAAGCCATTGGAACGGAGAGGTCATTTCAGCGATGGTCAACGCGTCAAAATCGACGAATTGAACATAGCCATTCCAGGTGTCAAAATCAAGCATGACACCCACGCCATCCATGAACTCCAAGCCTTTCCATCCACCGGAAAGCACTTCTTTCAGATCAGCGGTTTTCTTCATCGAAGTCAATAACTGGCCGTATTTGGAGAACATTGAAGATCCCATGAATACGACTTTTGAACCGCCATACCTCTTTGTCTTGAGGTACAGATCGATCATCTGCGCTTCGGTGAGCGTTGCCGCAGTATCCTCAACGTGAGCGCACGCCCAGGGGTATGACGAACGAGTGATATTGTGAATTGTAGCCACGTTATCGCCATCGTCAATAATCCCAGCCAAACCCATGATTTCTACTGCTGAACCCGTTGCGCCGGTTAATGTAGTTCCGGTTCCTTTACAGACGTACGCGTCGTTCGCCCAGTTTGCCGCTGTTGCCAAGGTCACTTCTGTTGCACTATCCACCGATGAGATCTGTACCGCCGCCGCGCCTGTAGAGCCGAGGTGAAGATACATACCTTCGACGAGATATTCCGTGCCATCCCCGCCGTTCGGGTTACCGTCAACGATCAATGCGGTTGATGCCGCGCCGGTTCCGTTGGTAAGACAGAGCTTTCCACGTCCCGCGCCGTGCATCTGGCGGTTTAAATCCATCTTGAGATCATCTTTTAAAGCGGTAATCTCGGTCTGCAAAATAGACGCGATTGCCTTGACATCCCCATTTGCCGCCGCTTCGATTGCCTGATCGGTTATCTCCAACGTTCCGAAAATAAACTTAATATCTTCGTACGGCTGTTGATACTTGGCTTTTCCGGCATACGGCTCATTCCCTTCTGCCACGTTATATATACCGCTGTGCTTTCCCGTACGGGCCGCGATATATATGGTGTTATTTGCTACGGTAACGCCTGAGTTTCGTTTGATTTTGTCAAACAAAACGCTTTCTTTCGGGAGCTGATTCTGGATAACCGGTATGATTATCTTTTTCAGCACTGCCGAAATATTACTGATTGTTAACGCCATGTGTTACTCCTTGTTTTGGTCTGATTCGTTTTTGAGCGCTTCTTCAAGAACGTCTTGAAGATTATCCTCGGTGTCTTTACCGCCCATTGATGGTTTTTTGCTTAGCGGCTTACTACCGCCGCCCGCCGGATGAGTTGAAACCGGCTGTATTCCGCCTTTGGTTTTGATGTACCGGGCCTGTATCCGCTCATTGCGTTTCGTCAACGCTTCAAACTGCGCCGCGCCCACCGTTTTTATCACGTTCAAAAATTCTGCTTCGGTAGGATACTTCCCCGGATTATTGACCATGTATGTCAAAACCGCATTACGCCAATCAGCCTTATCATCCTCATCGGCAAACTCAAGGTCTTTAACTGCGTCATCAAGTGCTTTAGTCAAAAATGACGTGGCTTGCTTGACGGCCTCTTGTTCTTGGACTGTCTGGGTCTGCTTCTCAAATGTTCCGATCTTGGTTTGCAAGTCCTGGGTTGTTTTGAGAAGTTGCTGATTCTGCGCCTTCAATGCCCGTAAGGTTGTTGCGTACGGGTCATCTTCAGGCAGGGTTTTTAACACCTCGTCAATATCATCAATCTTGGCTTCTGTCGCCTGTTCCTTCTCATCCAGTATCGCTATGATGCGTTCGGCCTTTTTGGGATTGGCTTTAAGGTGTTCGATGATATTGAACATCTCTTTAAGCTGTTCCTTTTCAGCCGCTATTTCCTGGGCCTTGACTGTGTTCGACTTCTCCCATTCGGTCTTGTTTGAGTGGGACTTCTGAAAATCAAGCAACTGCGACCGCTTGAATTTTAAGGGTTGCCCTTTCTCATCTAAGCCTAAGTCAAGCTCAGGGTCTTCAGGTGTTGGCGCCGGTTTCGGAGTCGCACTCGCCGCATCGGTTGGAGTGGGTTGCTCTTTAGGCGTAACCTCTGGAGTTAATTCGTTTGATAATCCCTGTTCTTCTGTCGTTAATTCCGGTGGCATTTAAGCCCTCCTTGTTTTGGCCGACGCCCTCGCGGGTTGGTCGGTTTATGGTTTATTTGTTCTTACTCATTTCATCTTTAAATCCCGCTTCAAGGCTGTCTTGTATTGGGTTCGTACGATTAATGTATTTCTCTGCGGATATTCTATCCACATTTATAATCAAACCCTGTTCATCCATGTTACATACGCCCTCAATGAGTATTTTATATTTTTCTCCACACTGTATCCCGTCAGGAGAATCATCGGCGGGTATAATATATACCGACCCTTCTCCTTTTACCGATGGAGATTGAGACCCTTTTTCAAGCCTTAACACTTTTGCGCCTTCCATTATCGACCTCCTCCTTGCGCGCCGGGTTGCGGCGGTTGTCCTTGCGGCTGCATACCTCCACCGGCCATATTCATAGCTGTCTGGCTTTCGATTGTCAAATATTGCTGGTGTATTTTATAATGGTTGGTGAATATCGCCTGTATCTCTGGCGGTAACTTCTTGAATTGCTGCCCCTTCATAAAATCTTCGATGATCTTTATGTGCGAAGGATGATAGTCAAGCTGTTGCGGCACAACTTCAACGCCTTTGAGCATCTCGCCAATTTCCATTTTCTGCGCGTTCTCATCTATAGAAATATACACGCCCGCCAAGTCTCCAAACTCCATCAACTCAAGCGCCTTCGCCCGTTCGATATATCCCTTATCGGCTAACAACATGAGGAATTGCTGGCGTTCATTCTTTGATAACGGCAAGGCTGAACCCAGGCTCACCTTTATGCGCCGGTTACCCTTAACCTGCTGTCCGGTGAACGTGGATACGTCTGCCCCCATATTCTCACCTGCGATATTCAATATGCGCGGCTCAGAGTATTTAGCCTCCACAATATCAAGTACGCACTCGCAGTAAAATTCTAATTGCGTTTCAATGCTCATCAATATCGGCATGAGCTGGGATGTGTCAAGCTCGTTAAGGTTTTGAATACTCACGCCGGACTTACCCGCTGTCCGCGCCGGGGACATATTGCTGTCTTGCACGCTCGCCACGTCCTCCA